TCTTTAAGGCTTAATTTATTGCTATTCAAAGATAAATTAGCTGCCAAATTGCCAACAAAGGCACTTACGGGAACTTCTGCTAACAAATCTCCCTGATCGTTTTTTAGTTCTAATTTTTCGGTTGTTGTATTATAAGAGAATACAGTTCCCTCGTTATTTAAAAAGGCTACTGAAAGGGTGCTTAACGTAGTTCCGGAAGCATTCTTAATATATATTTCTTGCGATGCTTGGTTAGCGAATAATCCCAGGCCTTCTACATCACCTATACGGATGTCTTGTGCTGTTATTTCAAGCCCATTCGCATCAATAGCATCCCGCAATGATTGCCCGGTGTCGGTTGTGTTACCACCGTTGGGTAGAAAGTCCTTAATGTCCAAAAGGAAATCCTGTTCAACGGCTTCGTTAAACTCGTCATAAACGCCAGAATTACCTATAAAAACCCACTGTTTAGCTTTCCCGTCTTGGATAGCTTTTATGACTGTCAATCCCTTGCTGGTATTTTGAATAGTTGCAGGATTTTGTACGTTAGCAGTATTAAATGCCGCTTCTACAGTTGCGGATCCTATATCTCCTAAATCTATCTTTTTAGTGTTTGCTAAAGTTGTAATGCTTCCGGCTACTCTCCACTTACCGCCTTTAAATTGTAGTATATCATCTATCTTGAAAGATAGGCTGCCGCTTCCCAAGTCCTTATCTCCTTCTTTGGAAATTCTATAATACGTAGATTCTACTCCTGTGGAATCGCTTAAAGCTGGGATATTTGTGGTTGGGTCGTAATCACCGAAGTAACCTCGAAGCTTCTCGATGTCTATACGTTGCCCATCGTTCTGCCCTTTTTGAATGTGTAGGTAGTGGGTTTTATCCGGTGGCGTGCTACCTACGTCCTGTAAGGTGCTAGGTAGCCTGGATTCTCCTATAAGTTGAAAAAGCTTTATAATAGCTTCCTGTGTTTGTTGATCGCTTATTGCCATTTTATTATTTTTTCCAAAGAATTAGGGCTTTACCTTTTGCAGCTGCTATAGCTTGCTCCAATTCGTAAGTAGCTTCATCTACGCCCTCTCCTGTGCCAGGATTTATTATTTCATTGTCGAAATTATCTGTAATATCTCCGCCTTTTTTAAGCAGTGCCGTTAGCTCGCATAGATTGGTAGTGTACCTTGAGTTTAATTCGGGAGTCTCTCCAAGTCTAAACAGCACACCGTTTATAAATAATCTATCGTGAGCTAAGATAGTTCTTATTTTACGCACCATCTCATCAGTAAGGTGTCCGAAAAGAAATTCTTCCCCATCAAATATCTCTTGACTGGTATTGTATCGTTCTACATCGCCATTATACCCTTCAACTGTTTGTTCATCAGCTAACCTGCTGAGTACGCTGTGCAATCTTATTTTGTGAGAAATGCCGGTTGCATAATTCATACTCCCAGTATTGGTAGTGTTCCAATATACTATTTCCTTCAAATTTTCAGAGTCTTCTGTCCTCTCTATGGTCTCCGATACATATACGTGTGAAATGTCGTCCTTTGAGTTCCCTGCTTCGATAAGAACTTGGAACTTGTTTGATAAAATACTAACAGGTGTTAGGAACTCGTAAATTTCATAGTTCTGCATATTATACTTAGCAGAAGCTGTAACTGGTACTCCTTGGCCCGTGTATGCTACGTTGAATTGTAATACGAAAGCTTCATACCCTTCATCATACAGAATACTCTGTACCGGCAGTTTACCAAATCCCGAAACATCTATAAACCGCCCTTCTGCATCAAAAGCGGAAGGTATCTGGTAAACATAATCCTTAGAATCTACGAACTCATCTGTTAATATATCTAGAATATCTACCGCTCCAAAATACAGCCCTAGTAAATCATTTTCTGTAGAAATTTGAGTAGCAGTAGATTTAAAATGCCTGCCTATGTGGTTACTTCTTTTTATAGGACTTAGTTCTGTACTTCCCTCTCCGTAGCAATCTAAGGCGGTAATTTTTAGATATTTAGCGTTGGTTTTAATTTGATTGATAGGCTCATCATCCTCTAAAACTAAATGGCTGAATATGTAAGGTACATCTTTTACCTGATTAAAACTCAAGGTGTTGTATCTGTTCTTCTTACCATCCTCTACTCTCGCCCATCTAAAAGGATTGATTTCAGAAGGTGTTTTAAAAATAACCTCTGTTACTGTAGAATCTCCGTCAAGGGTATATACTTTAGAAGTTTTGCACCCGAAAACATCTTTAACATATACGGTATATGTTCCTGCCGGTTGTCCTGTCAAAACGTTTTCTTCCGAATAACTCATGTCATCTATGGAGTACTCCAAGGGTAAAAGGTGCGGAGATATAAAAGCAACATCAAAACTAACCGTTGCTCCGTTTGGGGAATTATTTATTTGTAATCCAATATCGTCCTGAATAATACGCCTGGGGGTTCTCACGTTCGTCTCGGCTATAACCTCTCCTAAAGTATCGGTAATCCTAAGAGTGTTAGGAGTGTTTCTAAGTAACGGTACATTTACCGGGCTTGCTTGTGCATTAACCTCCAAACTACCATTTACGTAAACATTGTAAATCCCACTCCCTCCTGTAACGTCAAAGCTCGCAGCTGGATATGCGCAGGTGGATTCCAGGTCGTCATATCCCGTGAAATTTGCGGTTTTAGGCGTTTCTGTGTTAGAATTATTTACGGTGTATTCTAAATAATAAGTATCTTGTATTATATCATTCCATCGCCAGTTATCAGCATTTACATTTACATTAACCTCTAAGGCTCTAACCGAAGGCTTGTAAGTAGTTATGTTTAAGTCGCCTCCTGTATTTACGTGATCTAAGGAAAAAATAGCTGCAAAGTTATTTACAGTTTGGAGAAGCGTGCCTCCTATCTTTATCTGTCCTGACCGGGTACGACGGGTAACCCACTCAAACCGTAAACGGATTCCTTCGTAGGTACCTAAGTTAGTTAGGTATTCAACCCTAACCGCAGTTTTATCGCCTACGCTTGGTTGTTGGGTAAACTTTATATTTATAACTCCTGCCATTAAATACCCGCTTTTATAAGTTGCAATTTACTATTTTCTCCCGAGGTAAGCTTGATTATCCTGCCGTATTTCCTATTCCCTTGTTCTAAATATGATACTAAGCCGAATATATTTCTAACCCCCTTCTCGTTTACACCGTCAAGCTGCTCACGAATAGCCGGGGTGACTTTTAAAGTCATATCTACTTTATCAGCTTTTATCCTCTGCTTTGGTAGCTCCCCTACTCTAACTTTACCACTTTCTTTATGCTCAGAACCAGCAAGATAAGTAATAAGGTTTTGGTTGGCGTTACTGGCAGAGAATCTAATATAATCATTTGGACTGTGATATAGACATCTCTTAACCGAAGAACCGTGACCGTTTATAAGTAAATTCATTGGACTAAACATCAAGTTCCAGGCACTGTCCGGGAAATTAATACCTTTAGGTTCGGATGAAAAATCGTCATACCAACTGCGGTGCGTCAATATCGCTCCGAACGGTTTAGCATCGTGAATCCAAATATCTTCGTCTCTATCAGTATCTTCAAAAGGAAAACTTTTGTAAGTTACTCGCCTTATAAGTTCGTAACCCTGGGAATCAAATCGGTATTTACCTACTTTAGAATAAGTCTTATTGATGGATTTACCTAAATGTGTGGAAAAGGTAGCCTTGCCGTTCGGTTCGTCCAAGCCGTTGACCTCTTCATAATCCAAATCCCCGTCGTGACCTAATTCTATTATAGAGAATTGGTCTTTCTCAGAACACTTCTCTTTTATCTCCTCGGCATTCTCGATTTCTACGCCTATGAAGTTTTGTTGGGTGTATTTTTCAGGCTCCACCCTTACGACTTCGATATTTCCCTCCTTCTGAGTAATCCAGCACATCGGGGTTATGGCGCTAAAGGCTTCAAAAGCTTCTTTAAAACTGGTATTGAATTGGATAGCTATATCTTCTTCTGACTCTCCTACGTATGTGTCCGGAAACCCTCTAGCGAAGAACCCATTATTTACGACATTGAACTCCATATCCCCGCCTTCTCCAAAAGTCTCTGATCTTAAAAGTCCTGTTTTACCTGTAATTTTAGCTACCAATCTTTCAAATAAATCTATGGGTTTTATGACCCTGCCTATTGATGGTGCGTAAGTAGTAGTGTCTGTTAAGGCTATTGTGGCCTTAGAGTTGACAAATGTATTGGCATACCCGTTTTTGAAGAGTGGGCTGTTTATACTTACCCTTGTTGAGTATATTATAGATATGCTCTCTCCCTCTTCTAACTCTACTGTTTTAGTCCAATTATCAACACTGTTTTCTACGCCTACGTTATCTTTTAGGATTATCTCTGTTAAATCTTCAAAATCTACAAGTTCCTGAATGTTATCTTGGTTTCTCTTAGACTTTATGTATCTGATACTGAATAAGCTGGTTCCCTTTACGAAACGCTCTTCAAACTCTATTATTTTAAAATCTATGTTTACGTTTAAAACTATTGTTTTAGACTCCTCGGCTTCATAAAACAGGGGTAAATCACTCCCAACTTCAAAACCTTCTATCGGGTCGGTTGGCGCTCCCCTGTCTCTTCCATCATCATGTACTTCCAAAGCGAAGGAGGGTATTTGTATATCCCCGGAAGCGTCTGACTTGTAAACGATCTCAAAAGGAACTGGTCTTCCGCTATGTATGCCAAACTGCGAATCCCAATAGCCAGTACCTATTCTGTACCTATCCCTTTCGCCTTCTAGTAAGGATTTTAAAAATATCTTACGCTCAACGGGTTGGAATGCTTGCGTTTTAAGCTCTCCTATGAAATCTCCGTCAAGGCTGTATTGCCCTAAAATATCTACCTTATCGTCATATCTGTTTTTTATAAGATCGAATAAACCACCTTCATAGGCTTTCACTTTTACAACTCCCGTGTCATTATCTCGGGTAAATTTGCTCAAATCTATACGTTGAACATAAACAAGATTATAAACCTCGTCAACGGAAGTGTTTGATTTTTGGTATTTAGATATTAAGCAGTTAGGGGCTACCCCGTAACCGTAATATAAGTTAGACAAATACGAAGCTCCTTCACCTGTAAATTCTAAGTCTATTTCTATTTTCTTACGTATATCCTTGCTGTCTTTATCTCGCTCTAAGGTCAGAAAATCCTCATTCCAGCCGTCCGGCTCATTTATAGTTTTTCTGCCTAAATTAGAGGAGTATAGTTCAAAATATACAGTATTTACCCTTTCAATATTATCCATTCTTAGTAAGGTCTATCGTCAGCCACTTCTACAGTTAGATTGTTATTTATAGGTCGGGATGCTAAACGCTCCATACGCTTGCCTAATTTATCTTGAGCCGATATTAATTCTCCCATTTTACCCAGCATTGCTAAATTACCATTATTTTCTGGAACTGGTCTGCCCTGGTATTGCATATTAAGGCTCCAAATAGTATCTTCAATACCTTGACTTCCTTGTTTTTTAGCATAGTCTTGGTGACTTTTATAAACTTTATCCCCTTGTTCTAAGAAACGCATATTGGATCCTTTATCTGAACCAAAAGATTTAATGTTACCGTGCTTATCTGTGTGAACCTCTGGTCGAACTTCATCCACGATAGACCATCCGGCAGGTGCGCTTTCAGTACCTTTTTCAAACTTAGGTACGGACTGAGCTACAATCGATGCTATCTGTACTGCTCCTAATACAGCTGTAAGTGCTGCTAGAAAAGGGTTAGGTAGTGCCTCCGTTATTGCTTCTGCTATATTTATTCCGGCTTTTGCCAAAGCTATACTTTTCTCAAACAGGAACTGCTCGTTTTGCCGCTTCTTCTTCTCTTTAAGTAACTTTCTCTCTTTTAATTCTCGTTCTGCTTCTAAGGCACTTCTTCGCTCTTCCGTTAGATTTTCATTGGCTAATAGCTTGGCGTAGTAATCCTTATTTTTTTCTATTCGTTGGTCTATTTTCTCAATCTCGGCTTCAAAGAGGTCCCCCACTAAACCTATAGAAGCTGCGATTATTTCCTCTTGTAGCTCTTCTATTTTCTCAGTCTCTTTCTCTTTCTGACTAATTTTGGCTTCTGAAAACTCTAGAAAATTATCAAAATCCGCCTTGTAAAGATTATCTTCCCCATATATGGCAGTAAAGTCTTCGGTCAAACTGCCAAGTTCTTCTCCTGTTATTTCCGATAATCTTTTAAGTCCTCCTGTAATCCCGTCAAAAGTTAATTTTTCGGTTATTGCTTTATTGAAAGCTTCTATTTCTTCATCGGGCATCTCTAACTCATCGGCAGCAAAACCTTTTACGTCTTGTATAATTTTGACAGCATCTGCGTGCCTTTTTATAGACTCCGTGAAGAAATCCCACTCCTTAGAAGTTCTGGAAACCCTACTCTGCTCTTTTTGTAAAGCACTGATTATCCTCTCGTGGTAATCAACGGAATTTTCCTGTACGTCGTTCACCGTGCTAACGCTTTCCACAATCTCCCTTTGGAGTTCGATAGCCTTAGCTACTTCTTTATTGTTTCTTTTCCAGGCTTCTGCTTGAGCTTCTAATACGTCTATTTTATCAAGTATGGCTCCTGCTTCCTCTTTAGTAGAAGTCTGTAAGGCTTTTCTTTGCTCGGCTATCTGCTTAAGTATGTCAGCATACTCAGTTCTTTTCTCATTAACCCCGTCGAGAGCATCTTGTTCAGCCAGTAACCCCCCTATGAAATATTCTGAATTTTCTTTTTCATATTTTCGCTGTGGCCCAACGGTTTCTCTTTCATAGGTTTTTCCTGCCGCTTTAGCCGCTAACCTAACCATTGTTCGGTACTGCTCCACCATTTCAGAACCTTTTTCAATCCTTGCGTCCAGCCCCCAATTCTCTAAGGCTCCGAAACCCACCAATTTGTAAAAATTAGAATTTCTCTGTGCGTTAAGATCCCTTAATTTGCTCTGGTAACTTTCCAACTGCTCTATAAGAGTCGGGAGTCTAACCTCCGCTGCTCTTTTTGCAGTAAACCCTAACTTCTCCACATCATCAGCTAAACTCTGCGTAATACTTTTCTTGCCTTTAGCTTTACCTCTTAATAGCTTCTCATCGTAAGTAGTGCTTAATTCCGTTATAGTCGAAATAGCGGCTCCTGCCCCATCTATCATAACCTTAAAGAAAGAACTGACTTTTCCCGTACCATTATCTATGGTAAGTATTAATTCTTCATAGGTAGCATCCAATACTGCTATACGAGCATCTAAGGATTTCAACTGCTCGCCTACCAAGTCGTCTAACGCTCCGGTGTTGTTCCTTATAGCTTCGGCATTGTTGTCTATCTCTTCGGTATTTCGTGCCAGCACAACCGCTGTCTTGGCAGCCTGTACACCGAACAGTTTGGTGGCTCTTGCCATAACCTCCATTCGGGAAGCCCCTTCATCGGTCATTTCTACAATTTCCCCTAAAGCATCTCCAAGAGTCATATTATCTTTAGCCAATCTTTGGAGAGCTGTACTTAAAACCCTACCGGCTTGCTCTGCCTTAAGACCGCTATCTGAGAGAATACCAACTACGGAACCCACCCAGGCTAAATCTTCCCCTAAAGCATTTGCAATAGGTGACATATATTGGAAGGAATCTCGCATTCTCTGGAAATCCAGAGAAGTAGATGTTCTAATAGTAGCAATTACATCTGCGAACTTTTCTGCGCTTTCCGTTCCTGCTTCAAAAGCATTCAATGTTTGTACTAAAAACTCCCCCGCATTCTCAGAAGTGGTTTGCAGTCCAATACCTAAATCTACTACCGGGCCAAGTAACTGTTTAACCTCGTCCTTAGTTTTACCTAAAGTGATAAGGTTGCTGGATAGCAGGGCTACTTCGTTAGATGTTTTAATGGAAGCGGCAGAAACGCTTATTATTTCAGCTTCAAGATCTTCTATATCGTCTCGGGTAACACGCATAATACCCGCCATATTCTGCATCTCCTTGTCAAACTCCCTTATCCTGCGTATTCCGTCTCTAAATACAGATACAGCCAGAAAACCACCGCCCATAAACCCGGCAGCGGAAGCTAAATTTCTTAACCCGCCAAGTGCTTTACCGTAATTACCTACGCTTCTCTGGAATTGTCCTGCTGAAGCATCAACTTTCTTTAGTCTTGAGTCAAGTTTCTGAACTTGCTTCTCAAGGCGTTTCATTTCCCGTGTTTCTTTCTTACTAAGCTTTATACCGCTAGCCTTCCTTATGGCAAGGTTTTTATACGTTTTCCTAAGCTGGTTAAGTTTTAGGGACTGCTTATCGTATGTTAATGTAAGTTTAGAATTTATCTTGGCATAGTCCCTAGCGTTTCTTGCCAGGATTTTATTGTTCTCAATTTCTTCAGTGGTCTTTTGCTGCTTCTTAGATTTTGACCTGATGCTCTCCTTCTCGGTAGTGTTAACTTGTTTCTGAGCTTTATTGAGCTTGTTTACTTCAGCTCGCAGGGTTTTAATTACTTTCTCTTGCTTTTTTACCTGCTCGTTCATCTGCTTACGATAGGTAACATTCTTCTCAATCCTTGAATTGAGTTCTTTTATAGAACCGTCCGCATTTAAAGTCGTTAGTTTTTGGGCGTTCTTAGATATTTCTAATATCTTTCGGTCAATACTCTCCCAATCTTTATAATGATCTTGAACAAACCTACGGGCTTTCTCAATGGATTGTAAGTAACTATTTTCGGCCATTATGCGGATTTTTTAGTAGAGAGTGATTCAAGAGTATAATGCCATTCTTTTAGGCTCATTTTTTTAAGGTCAAGGTCTCTTTTCAGAACGTTTTTAACGCCTACCAATATTTCCAGTAAATTTACCCCTTTATCGGCAGACTTACGCTCCATATCGACTTTTTCCTTTTCCAGCCTTTTTAGCTTTGTCTTTGCGGCTCTCAACTGTTTTGCTAACCTCTCGCACTCTTCTTTGATAGATTTTGTATGGTTTAGCAGGAAGTTCCACCCTTTAAGAGTCTCAATATACTGTTTTTGTATGTCGGCATCCATAAAACCCCACCTGCGGTTCACGGCATCCAAAAGTATAGATGCTCCGTAAATCCTGGTAGTTGCCAGTTCTATATCGTCAAGGCATTCTATGTAAAGTGAAGTAGTGTTGTTGTTGGTAAGCTTAGCGTACTCGTCTTGTATGTCGGCAGCTAATTCTTCTACGTTCTCCGGAAGTTGTTCTTTAATCTCAGTCCAACCATCAAACTTAGGGTACATCCATTGCATATCCCCGTTATCTCGCATTTTAAAGAAGTGGTGCGCTGATATTTCTTCAGTGTTTCTTGATACTCTTAAAGTTTTAGGTTCTGCAATATCCATTCTATAAGTCCTGGTAAAATGTATTCAACATTAAATTCTCTCTCGTCCTCGTTCGTATTGCCAAAAATGTCAGATCCCCATTGTTTTATAAGCTCGTCTGTCTTTTCATCATTACTGCTTAAATGCCACATCCCGCTTGAAGCGTTGACGTAAAACCCTTCGTAAAAATCTCCGGTATCTCTTAGGGTAACTCTGTCGGTAGGTTGGCCTTCACTCTTTTTTATAGCAATGGTTTTTGGCGCATAGGAACCTCCTATGGATTCCAAAGATTGCCCTCTTGAATTTAATCCAGCGTAGAGCTTCTCCGTGTTCATATCGATAATTATATTATCGTTATCGTGGATTATATCAATGGCTTCTGCTTCCAAACCGAACTCAATCTCGATTAGGTCTCTAAAAATTCCGGTAAGCATACCTGAGGCCATAAGCTGTAAAAAAATAAAGCCCTACCTAAGCAGGGCTTTTTAAGTTACTCGGGTACGTCATAAGAGACAGAACTTCCTTTATAGAAATCTCCGTCCGCCCCTTTATGTACGGGCATTCTTAATTCTGTACTATCTCCTGCTGCTAAAGCAGAAATTGTCAGATCGTAAACTCCTGCTTCTCCGGTATCGTCTCCGGCAGAAGGATCGTTGGTTGTACCTCCATTTGTAAAGCTGAAGTTTTCAAATCCGCCGCCTTCGTGTAGAGTGGTTGAATCCATTGCAAGGGTAGCTTTAACTCTTAAATCTGTGTCAGTTGCAGCCGGCTCGTTTACGTAATTAAGAGCTACCTCAGTAACGCCTTTCAGTTTACGAAGTGAAGTGTCCATAATAAAACCGTAATCACTATCAAGCTCATAGCGTTCTAAGAATTGGAACTTCAAGCCTTCCGTTTGTCCTTGTGATGGGGAAGGGAAAGAAAGTTTAGCAGGTTGTATCATTCCTGTGGTGAATCCAGCCAAACCAGTTTCTGTCCGGTGTCCGTAAACGCCATTTTGATCTACCAAAAGAATATCCCAACGCTTGAAACCCTTCAAAGAGTGCAAGGCTTTGTTGAAAAACAAACCGTTAGTAAAGGTTGCAAGGAAGGCATATTTACCCTCATTGGTTACCCTCATTGTATCATCAGGAAGGGTCTCGGTAGCATCGTCACTTCCGTTCTCTTCAAAATTCTGAACCCCTCTTGCAATATCCATTTTACCGGCTAACATTAAGCGGTCTATCTCATCCTCTAAAGTCTCACCATTTCTGATCTCCTCGTTAGGGTGGATCATTATGATTGTCTTGGCCGATGTGATTAGCGTAGCACATCCTTTGGAAGTTTCCAACCCGAGGTTATTGCCACTGCCGTCAATCGCGCACTTGCCTTTGTTTAATAATTCTTCTACTGTAGCCATCGTTATATTAGTTTATGTTTACGGTAAGTATCGGCTTCTTCTTTATTGAGCCTGTATTCTTCTCCGCGTTTAACTTTTATTTTAGCCGAACCGTCTTTCTTAGTACCAACGTTGGCTGTTCTGGTGGCAATATACTTGGATTTTCCAAATTCTTTGCCTTTATCTTCTGATTTTTTATCCGAATCCTCGGTTTTCTTATCTGCCATTAGTTACATCTTTTAGTTAATTGGTAGGTTAGATTTATATTAAGGCTGAAAACGTGGTAAGGGTGCATATTTTCAAATTTAACATCGTTGATATTAAACCCTGAATAAATGGACCTTACTTGTTTTTGCAATCTGTCATACGTAAAGGTATTAAATATTTCGGTGTTCAATATAACACTTGCCAAACGCTGCGCTTCTGAATCTCCGTACCCTGTATTGGCAATATGGTCTGTATTGAACCAGAATATGATCTTCAAAGGGGCTACGTAGGTAAACCCGTCTTGAGTGGTATGCTCTTCTCCGTCTATGAAACTTATAATAACGTCCTTAGTATCGTCAAGGTATATTATTTCGTAATCTCCTGTACTAGAGTTGAACCACTCCGGGTAAGTGCCTGATATACGTTCTTTCCGGTATAATCTCCCGTAAGCTTCTACGTTCGGGAACTGCGCTGACAAAGCACCGTGGAATACACGTTGCATATCCTGTATCTCGCAGTCAATTCCTGAAGTATTTGCTTTAAGGTGTATCATTTACCAAATGTCTGAGGCATCGAATATTTTCACTTCCTCTTTAAATATTGCTCTTATTGCCTGGCGTATGGAGTGGAGTAGTTCTTGTTTAAGCCCTACCGACCTTACTCGCCCTGCATCATCTACAACTCCTTCCAATTCCATCTTTAATTGCTGATAGCTAAGTTTGGCTGAAGTCTCTATGTAGTTACTCCGGCTTGTTGAAACCATCTGCTCTATAGCTGAAATTGCTAAAGCGTAGCCTACTGCGCCATCAAAAAGTTCTGGCCTTCCAATTATTATGTCTGAATAGTCTCTCTCAAGTACATACAGCCTGTGCCTATCTAATATCGCTGATAGTACGTGCTTTACAGCATCTACTTTCATCTGCTCCAAATAAGCATTAAACTCTGCCGAATCCATAGTTGGTTTCTCAACCGTTTTATAGATATTCTTCAGAGTTGCTAACCTGTGAAAGTACGGTAGGGTTCGTCCTGACGTACCTACCAAATGCTGCGGATCTACCGTAACATCCTTCAGGTCACCGAACCCTATCCGTTCTTCTAATATTGATATGCTTGCTGAGCTATACATTATGCTGGTGAGCCCTCTACAAGATTACTTTTGAAAGTAGCAATACCCTCTGTCGATAATTTATTTATCTTGTTAGATAAAGTAGAATCAGCTTGGCCTATTGTTGCTACGGCAACCTCGTTGGTGGCATTAAGCCCGTCAACTACTGATTGTTTAGTGTAGCTTGTTCCGTCATAAGTGTAAAACTCATCTCCTTCTATCTGGTCATCAGTGGAAGCATCTGCTTCTTCTGAGTCCAAAAGATAGATAGATTCTACAGCATCCAATACTGGAACTACTATAGCCTGTCCTGAAGTAAACTCTCTAAGTGGGTCAACCTTGTGATACTTAGAAATAAGTTTAAACTCATCGGCAATACCATAATTAACCTGCTTTGCAGGGTGGTTCATTTCTGCCAACCTACTCCAAGTTAATGATCCTACTTGTTCTGACGTTAGAAAAGCTACTGCGTTCTTAGTCCATGGATTAACCGAAACATCTACACCATTCTTCTCATAAGTAATGGTTCTGTCGATAATCTCGATAGAAATACCGTAAGCATCCCTGACGGCATCATTAACCTGTTGGAAGTTAGGAACTGGAATACTAGCCCCACTGAATCCGATACCGGCAGCAAACAGCTGCTTAACTTGGTCGTGTTTACGGAACGCATTAAATGCTCCTCTGTCCAGTTTCATAAATCGGATTGTATGACCATTAGCTCTCGCTTTGGAAGTAACATTCTCGATATCATCAATAGGATTTGCGGATGCTCCTGACCAAGGTGCTGATACACCAAACTTATTTTTACTTGGTATTTCAAAATCTAATCTGATTCCGGTACCTGTATTGTTCTCATCAATGATAGATGTAACCCCTGAAGATAATGCCTGTAAAAACATACCTTCTAGTTGTTCATCAATCCCTTCAACACACTTACGCGTATCTGAGAATAGCAATCTTAGGATCTGGTTGTCAAGTCTGCCATCTGTGTTTTGGGCTTCTAACATATCCAATTCCGAAAGAGACTGCTCGTCAAGGTATAATTTCATACCAAGCTTCGGAATCGTACCTTCCGCTTTCTTAATGGAATCCCTTTTCTTCAAAGGAAGTGAGGAGTTTAATGAAACCACATCGGCTGCTACTGCGCGACCGTTGGTTCCAAGCGATCCCCACTTCATATTTGGGGAATATACTCTGGTCAACATCCTTTTGTGAAGGTACGTTAACGGGTTCTCGCTACCGTTAATGATAGCTACTACTTTGAGAATAAGCGGTAGGAACCACTTATCTACATATTGTCTAAATAATGACTTTTTCATCTTATGTTAGTCTTTTGTGAAGTGAATTAGTGAAAGCTCAGTTACGGCACCTGCGGGGTACGCTGGTAAACCTTGTGCTTTTTCTGCGGCCTCAGTATTCACTCTTCCGCGAACCATAATAGAAGCCATTGGTTTTTTGGTAAGTATAGTACTTACTAACACACCTTTGTAGGTATGTGATCCTGGTAGTGCTTCATAAGAGCCGTCGGTGATTATCAAGGGTTTCAAGTCCCCTGAAGCATCATCCTCGACAATTACGGTACCGGCTTTAATAACATCTTGGGTAACGCCTGTTACGTCAAGAGTCCTTCCTCCGGGAATATCTTCGAGAAGCAGTGCTATAACAACTGAATCTGCCGAAGTTTCAACGCCCGAAAGGTTGTCTGTTAAATTTGCTTGTGGCATTTGTTAGAATTTAAAATTAATTGAATAGTCTTTGCAAGGTTTATAGCCCTGCTGCAACTGCATCAATATCTGCGTCTGTAGGCTTGCTGTTATTACTCCCGTTTGGCGGTGCCCCCGCTGTACTTGTAGCATCTGCTTGAACCTGGATAATGTCCGTTAGTTCGGACTCCAAAGCATCAATCTGATCGGCTACTGGCGTTTCGGAATCTACATCAATTCTGTTGAACCACTTTTCCCCTGTTTCCCCTTTAAGAGACTTCAGCTTTTCATTTGAATCGTAAAGCTTCTTAGCTTGCGCTCTTTTACTCTCCGTTACTTTACCGGCTTTAAGCTCTTGCAACTCTGTCGTAACTGTTTTGTTAGCGTCAATAAGTGCTTTTGCCCAAGCTGGTACATCTTCCGGTGGTGTGGCGTTTGCTGGTTCTGTGGGTGGTGTTTGCGGGTCTGTTGGTGCGGGATCGTTTGGCTTTCTCTGGTTGGCCTCCAAATTTCTAACTCTATCATCATCCTTCGCTATGTCAGAGAAGGAAATAAAATCGTTAGCATCTTTGATAACGCCATCAATAGCTTCATCTTCCGCATCATCAGCGGGTTTTTTTGCAAGTTTGGCCGAAAGTTCGTCCATCCTTTTTGCAGATAAGTTTACGCCTGGGTAGAGAACCTTCAGTCGTTCCTTAATCTTCTTTGCTTCTACAGCCATCTAATATTGGTTTTAGTTGTTTAAAAGATTTATAGATTCCAAATATATGGAAATTAATCGTATATAACTTGCATTCGTGGAATTTTTATTCTATGGGGTTTACTCAGTAGGTGGCGCAGGAGGGTTATCTTCTGTCGGATCCTCCCCCTTTTGTTGTTTTCTGGCTTGGTCTTTCCCTATATTAGCCAACTCTCGCTCTGCGTCCGGTGAAAGGTCTAAAGTTTCTACCGCTGACTCAACGCTCATAATACCTGTCTGTACAGCTAAGGAATAAGTCTCAACGCTATCTCTCAAGTCATCTGGTAGTATGCTGTTAAATTGCACGCCAAAGATGGTGTCTCTCGCCTGTTCCTTCAAACCGGTCTTGGTAGTGGTGGTCACTCCTGATACCATAACGTTGACCATACGCTCCACTGCCGTCCTGTTGTCTCCTTCGTTAAGCTTGGCCTTCATTATAGCATCCAGGAACATAAGCCGTATGGCTACTCCTGAAACGTCACCTAAGCCCTTGATGTTATCAAAGCTTATATCTGGGGTAGAGGTCATTGTGTAAATATACTTCTCCAACCTATCCAACTCCATCCTAACCGATTCCGGGGCTTCGTCGTGGGTTAGGAACTTAGCATCACCGTGGTGCATTTTGTCAGCTTCATCCCGTATCATATTGAACCGAAGCGCTTTCCCATCCTCGTCCTTGTCTGGCGCCCCTTCTACTTCTCCGTAGAGCATAAGTATCGGATGCCCACTGTAGTCGTTAGACGCTCCCAGTTTGCTCATAGCGACCTCAATCCTATCTATCATAGGCTGCGCTACAAACCACTCAGGGTTGTCCTGCTCGAAGTACACAACCGGTATCTTAGTAAACCCGTGGCGGTCCTCACTAACCAGTGAAGCTTTGCCCGATCTGTTATCCATCTTAAATACCTTAGTATCTGTGTAAACCCATACGTTTGATAAGGTTTTACCGTTAACTGTGGTATCGAAGCTCCAGGTGAAAGCTACCATATCTCCAAAAGGATCGTAGTATGGTGCCATCCTGCCATTTTTATTCTCTAATACTTTACTTTTTATCTCTCGGGAAGAGTCTGTACCCCGAAGTCTATTGCTTCTGCTCTCAGCGGTTGTCTTTTGCGTGTAGAAAAGAATAGCACTCTGAGTTTCCGATTTCTTCAACTTAATAAGCTTCTGCAACTTATTGTCTAAACGGTTTACTTTCCAAAGCCTGTCAATCTCCTTCGTTAAATCGTTCTTAGGTTTCCCTGTGTCTAAAACTTCTGGAACCAGAGTTATTGGTTCCCCAACCTCAAAAGCGGTGGATGTGGTTACAATCCTGTTCTGAAAAGGCACGGGTATTTTCACGGCATTTACCGGCCTGCCCTTAACCGTTTTATCTTTTTGAATACGTCCAACTTGTGATCTACGCAGATCTCTTTTCAAATCGTCGTGCTCTGCTCTAAAATTATCAATATCAAAAGGGTTCAACTCCTCTGAAATTAAAAGATTGATGGCCTTATGTGGTTCGCTTCCCCTTAACAGTTTTAGTATCTCTTCCATAGATTAACTTTGTATTCTTGGTGCCTTACGGTATTTCTTCTTCCCTTTGTATCGCTCTGGTATTTTGTGGATAGAAAACCCCTTGCTCTCCGCTTTGTCAAACAGCTTCTCACGTGGCGTCTTAATCCTGCCGGTGGTAATTATACCCCGTAGGTTCCTAAAGTAGTATTTCAAAAAGCTGAAGATTCCCATTTGCAGAAAGTATTTTATTATTTTACGAATATAAGACTTTATTCTGTTTTCGCTTAAGTTACAGATTTAATAGTTAACTCCTAATTGGCTTAACGTTTTATCCGTTCTAAAGGATTGCGGTTTACTGTTGTGCGCTATGTGGCAATACTTCATACAATCGAAGAAGTGGTTAAACGCGTCTATTGGTTGGTTTATCTGAATACCTTGCACTTCCTTCCACCTGTAATTCTCCTGCTCCTTCTTAAAATCTTCGTAGTGCCTGTTCCTTATAACGTGTATCTTTTTATCCTTCAAAGATAACAGCCAGTACACATTCGACTTCGTCTTCCTAACCTTCTTGGCCTGGTAGCCTAAATTCCTAAGCCCCTTGACCATCTCAACCGTACCCTTGTTCTCTCCCGTGTATTTATCCGAACTATCGCAAGTGATTAGATCACCGCCTCTTAGGTCTCCGCCTGGGCCGCGCTTTGCTTTACGAACTCCCAACACTTCAAGGTGGTCCACGATCTGCTGTGGAGTTTCCAAAGGCTCGTAGATAAGTGGTTCAAACCATACATTCTCTTCGTCCTCGGCATACCTACCCGCAGCGTTGGGGTCACTCGTAAAACCGAAGTCATTACCGTACGTACAGGCTATATCCGGGAAAGTATCTATGTACGTTATCCGGGGGAATATAACGCCCTTCATAGCACCTCTTAGTCCAAGACCGTAAACCCGGTGCATAAACTCGTTGGCAGTACCGCTCTTTATATTCTTCTTGTGTGGAGGTGGTTGGTGTTTCTCGCTTATAAGTTCTCCCTCATACTCCAACTTCCCGTTATCGTTTACGTAATAACTGCCCGTCTTCCAAGGCTCGTAACCCATTATTTTATCCTTCTCCTGCGGTGACAGGTACGGGTTATCTTTGTAGGTTGTTCTTAGAAACCCTACATCCGGTCTTGGTATGACGTTGTTAAATATCCAATGCGCGGTAAGTGAAGGGTTGTAGTCAATCCACCAAAACTTCCGGCACCTCATCTCAGATTGGTCGAAAACTTCTCTGTTGATGAACATCCCCTCGTTGTAGAATGCGTAGTCGCACCCACCCCCGTGTTTCCCGTCTCCCAGAAAATGTATCGTGTTTTTACCAATCTTGAAGCTGCTTATCTCTTTAGACCGGTGGAAGGGGTTGTCTAAATCGAAATCGTCCAGCCGATTCTTAAAATCGTCGTATAGTGTTGTCTTAAATTCGTTGTAGGTTTCCCGGTATATGTTTATCGTGCAGTTGGTCTCTACAAACTTGCATAAGTAAATTATAATATCTATACCTCCCCAAGTTTTACCCGACCTTGACGAGCCTTCTAAAACGCATCCCCTGTAACCTCCAACAAGTTCCGGCCTCCCTGTCTTGGGGTTGTCCCTGTATTTCTGATTGGTGAGGCTGTTGAATAGGAATTTGTAATTCGGGTTGGTCTTATCGTTAAAGTATTTAAGACCTTGCTCAAGCTTATAAACTTGCTCTTCCTTAAGCAGTTTTTCCAATTCCTGTATCTCGGAATCGGTCATCATTCCGCCTTCTTCATTTTGGCTGACAGCTCTTCTAAGCGTTGTTTACGTTCTTCAGGCGTTAAGCTACCACTTGTCTTCTGGTAGTTGTGTTCACCGTAGAAACCTATATGTTTGGCTATTTTGTCGATAGTCCAGTCCTTACCGTGTAGTTTAAGCTCGATACCATTCCTGCCTGTCTTAACTGACTCGATGCAGGATAGTTGTTCTTTGGTTAGCTCGTCAAAAGGCTTGAACTCTAATTGGCGGAATCCTGTTTGGGGATCCTTAACTAAATCTATGTAGTCGTCAATTTGACTAGTCCTGAGAACATTCAGCTGTCTTAGTATGTCTTTAGCGCTAACTTTGTATTCGTGGTTAGCCATTACCGCAGCAGATCTTTGCGCCTCGGCAATCCTGTTTTGTATATGGGGTTGGTGGAAGTGTCTATTGGCGTTAGCACCTATTGTAGTTTTAGCTAAATGGTCTGTCTTGTACGCTTTTTTGAAAGCCGCAACCTTATCCAGATTCTTAAGGCACTCCAAGATAAAAACCTCGTCGGCCTGGGAAACCTTAGTTGCTTCCTTGTCTGCTATTTTAGGTTTTATTTTTTTACGCCTTGCCATATTGACAAAGATAGTAAATTTTATTAAACGATGGAAGCGTTTTACTCTTTTAGGTTGTCATTAAATAAATTATACTATATTTACATTTTAAACAACTTATATAAATCTATTACTATGGGAATTAAAACTGAAGAGATGAAAATTTGTACGCAACCTGAAGCAAGTTCTTGGGGTGTGAAGAAGAAAGCGTTCTTAGACAAGTACAACCCTGACGAGCATATCAACATCAAGAAAACGGCAGA